TCTTTCTACAGTATGTCTAGACATACCCCATTCTTCTGCACAAGTGAGTATTGCATCTTCTTTACCGAGTTTTGCTTCCCAGTCATAGAACTCATACTCCATTTCATCTTCAGTTATAGACATACCTTCTCCTATTATCTGCCTCGTGTGCTTCCCACTCACGAATTAAAGCATCTCCTCTTAGTCTTTGACCAAAATATATCACTTTTCCACTACTTAGTGTTCTCTCAATAAGTCCACCATTGTATTCAATATCTATAACTGATTTACCTTCTGCTGTATCTTCAGGTCTGTTATCATACCACATCGAGTTTAAACTATGTGCATGCACACCTTTAACTTTCTTTGACCACTTTTCTGCTTGTATGAGTTTTCTTTGTCTCTCTACTATATCATCAAACTGTCCCATTGAGTTCTCCTGTCTCCCAGAAGTTATAAACAAGTTCATCTGTCCATTCTTGTGGAACTATACCAGTGTCTTTGTATTCTTCAAACCACTCGAAGTCATCATCATTTAAATCGCACTGCAACTTTTCTTCTAGCAGACTATTTAACTCACCACCATCAATATAGTTCTCATCATGAGCACAGTAGTATTCATCATCTTTATATGTCTCAAAATGGTCTACTCCAATAAAGTTTCTGAACTCATCTTCATAGGTCATTTTTGCACTTAGTTCGACATTGAACTTATTACTAGCAAACTCCAGCATATTGATTACCATCTGATATGGTGTAGACCACGCACTATAACCATTCATATAACCGTGATTTTCCCATTCTTCTATACAACACCACTTTGCTCCTACATTATCACAATACCACTGGTATGACTCTTTTATCCAACCATCTTCATCATACTCTCTAGCAATATTACTCATAAAAGGTTGCTCGTGTAAGTCTATCAACTCCTGATACTTTATAGCAGGTTCGCCCTCTTCCCAATGTGGTCTTTCGTGTTCTTCACTTTTGAACAGACAATCCCATTGTTCGTCAGTTAAACCTTCTACGCTTAAATTAAAATAAACATGATTTGCCATTATAACATTCTCCCTAAAATAAATACTTGTAAAACTAATACTAGAATTGGTACTACAGTCCTTACAAGTTCCAGACTATGTTTATACTTACTCAACTCCTGCTCTAATTTGGTTTGCGTTTTCTTCTTTGCCATTATATATCCCCCTGCTCACGCACTTCACTTCTTACTACTTCAAAACCATTGGGATAACGCTTTTCTAACTTCCTAATGTTTTCATCCATTACTTCATCAGGGGTAAAACCTAATGCTTTACAACCCTGCACCCAATACCAGAGAACATCTCCTAGTTCTCTTTTCATGTGGAAAACCTCATCATTTGAGAACTTACTATCTGCCTGAAATACTTTCTTTTTAACTACTTCAGCAAACTCTCCACTTTCTGCCATCATACCTATCAATGCAGTCATTAGTCTTGCCATATCTATTTCTTGCTCAACTACTTCACCATCTACTGTTGAGTGATTTCCTCGTAGGTATTCTACTCTATCACACATTTTGCTAGTATCTTTACTTACTGCTGAGGTACAACTATCTACAAATCTAGCATAATCATTTATCTTACTCACGCTACACCTCCTGATATATCAGATATGAACTTCTCCATCTTTTGAATTGCTTCCATATCTTTTCCAAGTATGAGTTCATCATCTCTTACTATATTGCCGTCCTCTAACTCTATCCACATATGTTTACAGTTTCTTGTTGGTGACTCCCAATGCGGAAACTTACGTTCAGTGTCTAAAGGGTAGTTAATGGACTTTATCTTACTACCATTTGCTTCCATGCCTACTGCATAGTGTCTATTATATTTATTTGCCAATGTCTTTCACTTCTCCTTTAGGTATCACTTGATATGCACCCTTGTTATAAGCAATCGATACCGTGTACTGCTTACTGATGTCTGCTTTGAATGAGTTATCCTTAGGCACAGTATATTCTCCAACTGCTGCACTTGGATATGTTTTCTCATCACTTTTAAACTGTTTGTTTGCGACTTTATTAAAATTAGGTGTCGCTTTTTTACTTGTATAAAGGTGGTTTACCTTTCTTTTACGACCAAATTGGTCATACATCATACTACCTTTTTTCATTATCTTCTCCTAAATTGATGTTCACACCGTAGAGTATACCTAATCTATGTAGCATTTGCTCATACTCAAAGGTCAACTCTACTATGTGACTGTTTATTGCTTCCAAGTCGTCTAAACACAACTTGATTTCTTCCTCGTGCCTCTGCAGTTCCTCTTTAAGGTTGTCTGCTTCGGTCTTTGTTGGGAAAGGAATTACTTTACCCACGCCAGTCGTCCTTGTTACTAAAGTACATATATACTAAGAACATTGCGACTAGAATTAATACTGTTAAGTCCATATCGCCCCCACTAGCATTATAATTAATGCTGTATAACCGAACAGTAGTAGGAACCAATCTACAGAGTCAGAACTATCGAATGGTTCCCAAATTGCATCAAGTACTTTCCTCATCTCCCCTGTCCTCTGTATTTTTTAAACGAACGCTTCTTGTGTTTGTTCATATTTAAACTTACTCTGCCGTGGCTATCGCCCTGTGAAGTTTTCTTCACTATGCTTACGTGTTTTGCTTTACCACCCCACTTCATGACTGCACCTCAGGACTTACCCACTCTATTTTGATACCTCTGCGGACTAGTTCGTTTAGACACTTCTGTCTCACTTTAGGTTTCATGTTTGAACCTCTGTCGTTGATGTACTCAAACAACTCTTGTTTTGGTGTGTTTTTGATGTAGAAGTGTTCTACAGGTAATTTACTTGCTGGAACTCCTCTGATATATTTTTTTGCACTTGCTTTAAACTTTGCTGGCATAATGTACTCCTGTATTGTATTGTTAAACTTGGGGCAGTCCACAACTCTGCCGTGCACGTTCTGGCGTGACCACCACACTCATTCAGTTAGGAAAATGTGGTTTCCTTTTTCTTTTCATATAGATATTATACTGGATTTATAACTGATTGTCAAGAACTATTTTTAAATAGGTAGAAAAGTTTGATGTTAACTTTTGTAAGACAAAAAAATGGGACACCGAAGCATCCCATCCAAAGTTTTTGTTGTTTTAAGTGGTCGTGTTGGAATTACTCACGAACCTATCCACTGCGTAGCTAGAGGTGATGGATATTACAAACTTCAATCGAAGGTGCACTGCTTATTTCACATCACTTATCTACTGTGCATTATTTTGAAAGTCTAAACGCTATTGACTTATGTGTCGACTAATCGAGTGCGAACTTCTTCAGTATATCTACTGGTTGACAGAGCGACTGCCGTTCTCGTTCCAATCTCTTTCCAACTTAATGGTTGCGACATATTTGGTTCATACTGCCCCTCGTCCCGCAGCATGAGATGGTTGCCTCTGTCGTGTTTCGCATCGAAATACTACTACAACTTGCTCCCTTACTCTCACTCGATACTGTGCTCTCATTACTTGATGGCGTGGGACTTGCCCTACTACTCGCACACTGAGTATCAGTTGATGTATCTGCTTACTTCCGTGACATCTTGCGATGGCAGATAACGAGGTTTACTCTTTAGAACTTTCGAATTGACAGTTAAAACTGAATCTCCTCTAATCGTTCAAGCGTGGTTTCCTCACACTGGGGTTGATTATATGGTTGTAATCCACCCTGTTCAATTACCTCTGCTTTAGTAAACCCGAAGGTCGTAACGCCCATTAAAACAGTAAAACAAATCGGTTTTATACTATCGACATAGTGCTGAAGTATCTTGCGTTGTTTTCGCCTTGCTTATCGCCGTCGCTTTCGTACTAGGTACTTTGCTTTGGACTTATCGAAGGTATCAACTCAACTCATTTACCGACCAGTTAATCGGGTTATCACTCGCTCCTTGCTGCGGAAGGTATGTCTGATAACGACTCTCAAAAGCGGACATTTTCACAGTTAACGCAATCTCATCTATGTCTAAAGAGCATACGGCAGTGTTTAACGACTCGCCAGTCAAGTAGAAAAGAACTCTCGATTATTTATTCGCTACCCATCTTCGTCACTAGGAGTCTGGGGGGTCACTGCTAAATCATTTATTTTTTCGATTTAGTGTTCTTTTCTTTGTTTCTGAATATATATTATATCCACTTTCTAACCATTTGTCAAGAAAAATATTGATTTTTTTCTCGAAAGGTGGTCTGGG